CCTTGGGTCAGGGTACTAGCTTCTGGTGGCGTGGTTGTGCCACCTGCTGTGAATGAAATAGTTTTATAAAGTGGGACATTCACCCAGCCAGCAGAAGTTGACTTATAAATGTCACAAGCTGTTTCACCGACGTTGTTCTTAAAGGCATAAATGATGTCGTTCAGCATCGCCACACCGCGCAATGCACCAGCCCCAGGAGGAGCCGATATGTCTGCTCGGTAAATATCAGCGATTGCGTTTCTTAAAACTGCGTCATCCCGTGGTGTTGCTGGCCCTGCTTCAAGACTGTCAATCGTGCCTGTAGCAGTAGCGCCTACCTGTATGTCTTCAATCTCGAAAACACCAGTTATCTTTGTTATTCCTAGTTTAAGACCATTCACACAAGCCACAACGCCTGTTGCCCCTGAGCTTTGTCCTGTTATCGTCGCGCCCTTTGCTGGTTCATTAGTAAACGACGCAACCGAAATAACTTGTCTGCTTGTTGTGTTGTCTGAAGGACTTGTTTGCCCGTCATAACGCTCGTAGCCCTCTATCCTTGTATCACCACCGTTGACGCCAACTTCAAAGTTAGCCGACTGACGTACAAACCCGTTCTTCAACGAAAGCGTAGGAGTCACCTGGTCGAGTCCACCTTCTAAGAGGATCATGTCAAATTCAACTGGTGGCATATTGATAGTCATATCAACGGCGCTCCAATTACAATTTCTGGAGCCTGATCGGCTTTCAGCTTATTGATGAACGTGTTATAAAGAGTATCTCCACGCTGATACACCTCTGTTGCTGCCTCGTATACTCCGTAGCTCATCATGGCCTTGTACACAATCGCCATGTGGAACCTTGTCGGCATTAGAGGAATATCTGTATTGTCTGACAATTCTTGTGGGGTCATATAATACTCACCACGTACTGTATAAACATCGTTTGGCAAAAGGCCGAACAGCAAAGCTTTGTCTGGGGCAATGCTGATTACACTAGGTTGCGCTGTGGCTGTTGCGTTAGTTCCGAACATATAAACATCACGAAACTCGTTATAGAGCCACTGGGATAGAAACGACTCTGCTGATCTTGTCGAAGCTTTCAAGTAAATACGGAATGAGTTATCCTTCCAGTTAGCAAAATCTGTCAACAAAACATCTGATTCCACATCATAGCTCTGTTGGTCTGCGACTGTATCAAACTCGAAGTCCGATCTTAGGAATTGCCAATCTTCAATGCCTAGCTGGATTTCAAGCCAAGCCTGTGCAACCCAATCAACAAAACGCTTCTTCTCAGTCACTTGGTTCGCTGTTGTAGTCAGCTCTGAGCCTGGGATACCGCACTCTTGCATTGTTCGATTGACTAAACCTAGATAATTCATACTTTTTCTGCCATTCGTGTGCGGAGCCATTCAGCCCCTTTTTTATTCTTGTCCTGAATAACAGTGAACGGATATTTCATGGCTGAAACCTGTTTGACCGCAAATGATTTCTCATTGTTGTGTGTAACAGTTTCGTTTGTAGTCACATTGGTATGCTTGACGATAAGAGAATCTACAAATTTACGCTTACAGCGAACAGGTACGCCACGAGGGAAAATCACCGTACGTCCATTGTTCCCTGCGATTACTGGATTCTCAGCGTTAGGATTCACATCTTCATGCACCATGATCTCGATTTCTTCTTCCATAAAGGCTAAGTCTGCGAGATAATTCTTGTGGATTTTTGGATCTACTGGAGCAACTTTATTTCGTAACTGCCCTAGAAGCTCGTCACTGGTGATAATAATGTTAGACTGTTGTCCTACTTCCATGTCTGGTGTGTGTATTTCGCCCATTTGGTAATTCTCCTTTGTTTAAATTAAAGACATAGATAAGCCCGTCTGGCAATTACCGAACGGGCTATACCTATATCAGAGACTAGCTAGTCTGAGGCCTGTTTGGCAGGGTCAGAACGTTTACAATAACATTCGTGAACCCTGTCGCATTCCAGTTGCTTGTGCCGATGGTAATGGTTCCAGCAGTTGCCCCAGCTTTAAGAACTTGATAAGCGAAAGGGCAAAGTGTATCGGGGATGAGCGGAAATTCAGAAGCAGTAGTAAACTGGCCTGCTGCATCGAGATCATTAATCTCACTCTGGACAACTTTAACAGTGCCAGAAGAATTGTAGCACCAAACCATTACACAACCTTCGTTAGCTACAAGAGTATTAAAAACCTCTCCTGTAACAGCGTCGGTAGTCGGTGTGACTTGATCTGCGTTAGTGCCAGACTTTGTGTAAGCCTTGCCGTTAATACAGTAGTTAAGCAGGACAGTGCTGTCATGGACAGTCTCAGCGCCTGCTGCCGTTAATAGGCTATTTGTAGTGCAGAAGCTAGCTCCTGCAAGATCAATAGGATTCATTTCAAAAACTCCTTTAAATATTTGCAGTCAGGGCAAAAGCACCAACTGGGCTGACATAAACAGCCGTAGGAACTACAGTCGCGTCGTCAAGGGCAGTAGTGCCACCAACAAAATCACCTGTTCCAGTGGGATTGATAATTACAAAGCCGATAATGCAATGCTCGTCATTTACTTTGGGATAAACGATAGTAGCAAGGCTCGCACCTTCTGTACCCATTGCGGTGGTAACGTCACCAGCAGCATCAACAGTGAAAACAAAAGCATTAAATGCAGCGTTGCTAACTGTACCTGACAAAGCTGGCATATCAGTAGCAGCAGCCTTTGTCACAGTTTTACCTTTAGCCATGCCGTACCAAGCTGTAGCACCTACCTTAACCAACGTACCACCACCAGCCTTGATAACCAGACCTGCACTTGCTAAAGAAGCAGAGCGCAAGCGGTTATAAACACCAGAGAGTACATTAGTTAAAGCGGTTCCATCTCGCTTATCGGCAATCGAGGCCATCCATTGTGATAGATTTTCCATTCAATTCACCCCTTAGTCAGTAAGTTCTGATGCGCCAACTTCGGCAACTGCCATATGGAGCTGATTGAGCAGAACGGTTGCAAAGTAACAAGAACCACCGAAGTAGCCACGCTTACCAGTAGGATCATTTGTATCAGCTTGGCCAGGCTTAACATCGTGCAACTTAATGGAGTTTGTGCCACGAAGAGCAACATCACCCCATGCGTCACGGCCTGCAACTACCATTTGGTAAACATCAACGTTTGATGCTGAAGTGGATTCGAGGCCAAGAGCGCCTACTGCAGCACCAGAGTCTTGCACTGAAACAAGTTCAGGTGAAGCGACGATACGGAATTCTTCAATGGAACCGAACTCATAAGGAGAAACAGTTTTTTGTGAAGAACCATAAAGGGCTACAGGAACGAAACCAGGAATATCACGAAAGTCTGGTTTAAGGTCTGTATGGATAAAGATGAAGAAAGAAGCCTCAATACCCTTGGTGGCGTAATTTGGGCTGGCCTTCAGAATCTCTGTAACCTTATCGGCGTGCTGGAGGTCAAGTGACTTAGTAATCTTCCGAAGAAGCTTAAGAGTAACTTTACCGTTTACAGTCGCACGGGATGTACCAGTACCACCATAAAACTTGTTGGTACAAGCCTTAATAGCACCGAAGCGTACAAGCTCACGGACAAGCGCCATACGCTCACCAGTTTGAAGCTTCATAGCTGCTGGAACGTCATCTTCGTAAAGATCGGCTGTACGGCTGGTATAACCGAATAGAACTTCGTACTCGTTAAGAGTAACAGTAATGTCCTGTGGGGTTAGTACTTCTGCGTTTGGGGTAACACCTTCACTTGAAAGATGCTGGTCAGCCAAAGCGTTAGCCCGGTCACCTGTGCCATCTGTGAAGAATGTATTTGGGCTTGCTGCGGTCGCGTTGACTGGTAACCAACGACGATAAATTACAGTGTCACCACTATTTTTTGGGATTGGACGACTATCACCGATGAGGCCAAGAACCTCACGAGGGATAGCATGCTTTAGAATTTCGCCCTTTAATTTTCCAATTCTCTGGGCAGGAGAATTCATACCTGAAAGTGCCATTATTTATTTCCTCGAACAACGACACCACAACAATTAAGCGTTAAACGCTTCCAACATTGCTGCTTCTTCGTCGTTTGTATTTAGTGCTACCTGCCCACCACCCCGTGGAGTGATTGCAGATTGCAGTCGTTTTTTCTTTTCAGCTAATTGCTGAGTTTTTTCTTCATTAGCCGCAAGTGATGCTGCTTTTGTGGCGTTCCTTGTATCTTTATAGTGTGTGAAGATGCCAGCTAAACGCACTGGGTCCCAACCGTTGCTGACCATTTCCTGGTCTTCAATAGGTAGTGTTTTCACAAACTCACCGAACGCAGGCTCTCTGTAAACAGTAGCAAAATCGCTGTGGGCATTCCTAAGAGCGTCTATATTGCTATTGACCATGCCACTTGCTTCACCTTTCCTTTCGGCTGCTGCGATGTCATCGGCTGTATATGTCTCGACCTCTGGCGCAGCTTTTACAACTTCTGCAGGTGTTTCTTTTGCTTTACTTTTCCCCCAAAGGATCTCTTCGATCTCAGGATACTCTTCAAGCATCTTTTCTCTAGCCTGTGGCGATAAACTGTCCAAAGCACTTTTAGGAATAGCCTCAACTCTTTTCGCTACCATGTCACCGATTGTCCCTGACATTGTAGAACGTAGCTTGTAGAAGTCTTGTTGCAACTGATCGACTTGATCCGCTTTTTTCAACCGCACATTAAGCTCTGCTTCAGTCATCCCTGCGAACAGTTCTGGCTCTGGCTCTTCTTCGGCTTCTGCGACCTCTGGCTCTTCGACTTCTTCTTGCTCCTCGATAGGCTCAAGCTCTTCGTCGTTGAATCCTGCTTCTAATGCTAACTCTTCAGTGTTGTCTACTTCTTCCTGTACTTCTTCTCTGTCTACGTTTTCCATTCCAGTTTTCCTTTCACGGCGATACTATCTGTCATGATGTAATTACTTTCTAAAGTTTCATATACGGCGATACAATCAGTCGAATATGGCTACTTCTCTGGTTCACCGACTACCAGTAAACTCTTATAAGCTGAGATCTGTCCTCTAATCCCTGCTGTTTGTCCCATGTCAAGCTGGCCATCGTTCTTCTTTCTCAACGTGTCAATCCTCTCTTCGAGGTGTCCGCTGATCTTTTTCCAAACTGCAGACTGCTTTTCATGTGGTTCTAACTTAAACATATATTCTCCGAATGTTACCATATGGTAACAACATTGTCAACTTTTATCAATTAATTGTTACCAAACGGTTACACTGTTTTACTTTTGGAACGACTCTCCATCCGGGGCGCGCCCACTAGGTTCTATAGCAGGGGTGATAACCTCACCACCTACGCCACCTGAAAGCTCCTTCTGTAAGTTCAGCTTCATGGCTGTTTGGGCAAGGTCTGACTTTACCTTTCCTAGAGATATCTCGTTCTTATTCGCATAATCAAGAAGTGCAAGTTCACGCTTCAACATTAACTCTTCATACCTCAACTGTAACGCTGCTTGCTCACGTTCACCAAGACTCTTGTTGTAGAGTAAGTCTCTATCCGTATCGTCTTGGATCTTTTTGAGTGTTAATTCATCTCTTGCCCTGTCTGACTGGACTCTTGCCCCTAACGTGGCTTGGGTCTTCTGGGCATCGGCACCAAGTGTTGCTTGTGTTTTCTGTGCGTCTGCCTGTAGTTTCTTGTCAGTATTGATAGCATCTGCTTCGGCTCTGATCTTGGCTACCTCAACCTGTGGCAATGGAGGAGGTTGTCTTTGCGCAAGCTCGGCCTTCTTCTCATCGTCCATGAGCCATTTGTCAGGGTTAAAACGTTTTGCCTTCAACACTTCATGGACTGCCTTTTCAGGGTCAATACCGAATGCAGGGTTAAGGCTCATATTAAGAAAGGTCATCGCTTCGACTTCTTGCATATCACGCTCAACAAGGGCAGTTGAACCAATCGCCTCTATCCTCACGTCACCCTTCTCATCGTCCTCACCATACTCAAGCAAGTATTCATAATATCTTTTTATATGTCGCTCGGTTACTCTTTCGTCAAATGTCCTGGCTAATCGTCGTAGGATAGCTGAAGCGTTACGGTTCAACAGCTCCATACCACCAACAGTGTCTGGGGCGGAGCCTTGTTGACCTTGCATGATAAAGAAAATGCCTGTAGCCTCCTCCATCATCTTCCTGGCTTGCTCCATAATGTTTGATAATTCTACTTGCATCATGGGGATGTTAACTGCCATGAATGCGTCGGAAACACTCCTTGTATCTGCTTCTTCGGTAGCTCTCCACACTTTACCTCTTGTGATTACCCAGTCACCATCGGCAGGGTATATAGCACCGTCACGTATAATAATCTGTGGCGCAGAACCAAGACCAGCGTTCTCCATCAACCCCCGGCCTGCTGCATTAAACTGCTCTTGTGGTACACGACCTTGCCTAGCGATACCGATCCCCCAAGGCATATCATCTCGTCTTTGCCAAGGGAATATATCATAAGGGAATTCACCGCTTGAAAGCGGATCTACAAAGGCCTTAATAGCTGTGTCGTTAACCAAAGTGATAACAGCAGGAACCATGTCTCTTGCGCTTTCGTCTTTACAAACGTCAACACCCATGGCATCTAAATCGTTTATATCGACTAGGCCATAATGATACCAAATCTCGTAAGAGTCTTTGTCTTGTGTGTTTTTTTCTGTCCTAAAACCACCGTCATAATTCTGACGGTTAGGCCCTTCATCAAGAACCTTTTCTATCTGGCTTTCTATATAACCTTCAGCCCTCTTCAACTCTCTGAGCTTCTTTGCAGAAATAGCATCGCGTTCTATCAAGTATTGCCCTTTCTGTATATCGTCACCACATGAAGGGTCTGGGAACAGGTTTTCAGGCTTTACATGGAATGTAGCAGGGACAGTCTCTTCGACTATCTCCATTGTCACGTTGCCGTCATCGTCAGTAGTTACCCTCTTTGCCTTCTGCCATGTGGGGACAGGGCCTTTAATAATACCAGTCCCAACGATAGCTGCATCTTCAATAGCTTTTCTTACTTCTGTATGATACGAGCATTCAGTGAGCCAATCTCTAATTCTTAACTCGGCCTTCTCTGTCTTATCTGTTGACTTGGCCTCTTTTGGTTTGGCTTGGCCTGGGAGTTGTGGCATCTGTGGTTCTTCTTCGACCACATCCTCGTCAGGAACAGGAGTTTTCTTGATAGTGAAGTTCCAGTCGCCTGCAGGTAATAGTATGTCACCCATCCTAGCTGAACCTGCATCACAGAATTGGCGGACAATGTTAAAGAACGCTGTACTGCCCCTATATTGCCTGTCATTGCCTTTTGCAATCCCACCAGTTGTACCTGTAGGCTTCACATAGTTCTGTGTTTCACGGTTGGCATCGTCGATTCCATAATAGAATTCTCGATCTTCACGCCACGTGTTTTCTATTCCTGTTGCCTCACGGCCTGCTACGGCTTCGTCTCGGCACTTTGCAGCTTCTTTGCCTAGAGCCTCGACACGTTCTGCTTTCTCGATCCGCAACAAGTCTGCCATTTGGCGGATCTCCTCGGGCAGTTCGTCTGTGTATTCTTCTGTATTATCCATTTTATTGCCTTTAGTTTAAAACAACTCTTTCCAACGCATCGAGAACTCTGTAGCGCTTGAACCTGTCGAGGCCACAACAATTACTGCGACATCCCCTGGCATTATACTTCCGCCCAAAGTCTCAACTATCTCAAAGAATGAATCTTCTTTTGCCATATTCCAGCTCACGCCTGGAGTTCCTGTACCAAATGTAATAACAGCATCAGTCGAAACTTCCATAATAGAGTCAGCATCTGTCGCGACCCAAACAGGAGTATTGGTTATTGTCGGGTTGAATACAATCGCCCAGCTTACAGGCTTATTACCTTCTGTTGCTGCCGTGACTAGCTGCGCTACAGCTTTTATTCTGTTTGTTCTACCGTTGAATGTCGTTACGTTTCTGAACGCCACCAACATATTATTACCAGCATCTGTATCAACAGGCCCACGCTCATAAGTATAAGGTCTTGCACTTGGGTCTTCATCACCACCATTAACAATACCAGCGGATATACTACCGCTAGAAAGAGTCATATCAGTGGCGTTGCCAGTGTTGGCTATCTCTCCACGGACAGGAAGATTTGTATTGGCTATGTGTGTTGTTGTAGAAGTGTTTGGGTAATCTATAGAGCCGATGTTCACCCAAGAACCGTCAGGGGATAACATCTCAAAGTTTATGGTAGCGAAACCAAGATAACCAAAACTTATTTTATACACATTGCCTAGGGTCGGATCGTAAGCCTCAAGAGGCAAAACCTTTGAAACATCTATCGTTAGACTTGTATCAACAGTGTTTCTTCTACGGGTTATTTTGAAGTCTGTACCCTCGTATCCAACAAAGAAACCGTCATCATCGTCAAATAGGCCTGCCCTTTGGTAGCTGTCTGCCTTCGGGGTAGTAAACACAGCGGTGAAGAACACATAAGCCTCGTTACCGGGAATATAGCGCAGATACCCGACGCTCTCCATAATGGCCTTTCCAGCCACATTAGCGCCAGTAGAAAGGACAACAAGGCTGTCTGCTGCTGCGACTGTCGCCCCGTTGATCTGTTGTATATTGAAATCTCTTTCACGATAGCCATAATTGAACTGGTAAGCTAGTGAAGCCTTTTTCTGGCCTGTTACACGATCGCCAAAGATAGTATTCGCTGCTATTCTTTTTGAGCTGTCAGTGTCTATAACATGGATAGGTGTCTCTATATTATTAGTGTCAACCTTTACAGTTCT